CACCACCCTCAACACGCTTTATAGGATGATCCCATACCGCCATGTTCATAGCGTCCTGAGATACAGCACCACCCCTACGATAAGTTGGAGCAGGTTCTGGAGCAGGTTCTTCTTGTGATAGTCCAGCGCCTATAGCGACAGGAGGAGCAGCCTGATAGAGCGACTGACCCTTGGTAGTGATTTCATCCCGCATCTGGGGAGTAATGTCAAAGGAATGAAACTTGGCTGAAAACTCCTCTGCAGCCCTTGGATTTGCTGCAAGAAATTCAGGCCACGTTGCTTCACCTCTTATGAATTCCTCGCCTAACGTGTATCCACTTACTTCACTGGCAATTTGTGGGGGTATTTGCAAATCATATTGACCAACCTTCGCACCATACTTCTCGCCGTACTTGTTCAGATAGCTTGGGAGCATCTCATCGTAGAAGCCCTTCATCCCTTCGCCGCCGACTTGTAGATCTACGCCATTAAAAATGTGCGTTGCACGATTCTCTGACTCTGCTGCTGCGTTGTTGACAATCTTTTGCGTCATCTCTTTACCAACAATATTTTCCATTTCCTCAGCAGTTATTCTTGGTTGATATTTGCCGTTGTAAATAACATCGCCGTTTTTTCCAGTAATGTGCAAATCATATTTATCATCTAATCGTCTTGCCGTTATCTGATCAACCTGCTTGCTCAGGTCATACCGCTTCGCCTGCTCCGCTCCGGGCGTGATCACAACCTTGTCGTAACCACCCTTGACAGCGTCATCCATGATCCGCTTCATTGTTAGCTCATGCCAGTTCTTCTTGAAGGGAGCGTCAGGGACACCTTCTCTCAACACCGACTGCAATGACTGCCCTTGCTCTGTCAGTTTCATCCTGAGCGGAACGATGTCATTAGCGCGGTCAATTAGAGCCTGATACTCTGGGCTGTAATCTGGTAAAGCCTTAGCCTTCTCAAGCGCATCAATTCGTTCTGAACCTAATTTTTGATGTTCTGCTTTGACCGCATCAAGCTGCGCCTGTATCTCTTGCGTCTTGTATCCTTTCTTGCGCCCCTCTTGATGAAGGTCAGACTGGATCTCCTCAACGTGCAGTATCTTCTCGCCGTTTGGCCCAGCCCTATCCGATACCCGCGCATGAGCTAAGTAGTTATCAACATCAGGAAAGTGCGATGACTTGTAGCTACCAATATAGCCATACGTTGGAAGAACTTCGTAATGCTTGCGGAACTCTGGATCTCTTGCAATCTCTGCATCCATAGCAGTCTTTGCCTCAGCCCGTGTTGTGTAGACGCCCTCTGGTTCATAGCTGAGCGGCTTTGTCTGCGGGTGCTTGATCCCCACCCTAAATCCATTCACTGGACTGGGAGGATAGCTAAGCACTATCTCCCGATAGTTGCTGCCTCCGGGGACAACGTACTGAGCAAACTTTGTCTCCTCTCCGATATCATTCCCGCCACGACCAAGCTGCTGCGCCTCATACCGTTGCACAGCGTCCTCGTAAGGAGTCCAGTTGCTAGTACGCATAGCTTGATGCTCAAGCCTATCAAGATCACTTTGCGTAAGAAGATCACCCTCACTACGCAGCACCGTTTCGCTTGGCATTGAAGACGAACGCTCTTTTGCAATTTGCTCAACATCAGCCTTTGAGATTGACTTCGTACCTTTAGGGCTAGGCGTCACCTCAAAATACTTCTCTTGCTTGACCGTGTTCCCTTTCTTGTCAGGCTTCTTCAGGTTGACGGTTCGCGTCTTCTCAACAATAGGAACACCTAACACTTTGTCAAGCTTACGATCAAGGACTTCCTGCAGCTTTACTCCCGGCTGCTTGAGCAACTCCTTGAGCATCTGGTCAGGCAATGCCTTAGCAGGTAAAGCATTCAGAGCTTGGTCAACAGCCGAATAGAACGGCTTAGCCGCCTTACCCGCAGCCAACAGACCAGAGACTATAGGGTTAGCCATTACAGGGGTCTTTCATCAACGATCAAATCGTCGGAGGTAATCTCACCACCCTCTGCGGCTTTGATAACGCCACCCTTCTTGTATCCAGCGTTAGGGTGAGTCTTTCTCAAATAACCCATAACGTGATCAAGCCATTCAGCATTCGTCGGCTGGAAAAGATCTTTCCTCAACATCAAAGCACCAGTCACTTCATCAGCAGTAAGAGGTCTTTGTTCTTTTATACGACCAGTTTTAGGATCTATCGCAACTTGAGGGAACCCTTCTTTCATTCCCTTTTCATAAATATCTTTATAGAAAACTCTAGATGGAACATTGTGCTTCAACTGCACTGGACGAGATCCGTGATAGCCAGTGTCGTAACTGAAGTGAGCAACATCTTTAGGATCCGTTATCAAACCCTTTGATGGGTTTGTTTCAAAAATGGCTGATCCAGTCAAACCTCTTGGCGCACCTACAAGATCAGGATGAATAATTGCATCAGCAATATCTTCATAGTGCGGGAATCCCATATTGCGAAACTTTGCAGAACTAGCTAAATCAATAATCTTCTTTCTCAATTCTCCAGCACCCTTGATAGGGAATCCGTTCACGCCTCTTAGCTGAGAAATAATGTCTGGATGTCCAACACCCAAGAAATTAGGCTGTGCAAGATATCCTGCAGATGGCAACTTTATTGCTCTATTAAATTCGTTTAATGCTTTCTTTGACAATTGCAAATAAGGCAGTTGAGTAATAATTGATTCAGCAACAGGCGTAGAAAAGTTAATAGACTCTGGCCCCATTGCTGAAAAGCTTCCATAAGGATTCTCTCCAGTCTTTTCTGCCGCTTCAAGTAAGTTGGAAAGTTTCTTGTCTGCCATTCCTTTCATCGAAGCATATACACCTTGCCTCTTTGCAGCCTCTTGGATGAATGGATACATAAATCCAGCCTGCACAGGAACATTTTGCGAAAGAGGTATCCCCGCTATCTGGCTCAAGTCATATCCACCACCAGATGTATCGCCAACAAAAGGAACCATTGGTCTACCTTCTTTGAAATACTCTGGGGTAACAATCTTTGGCGATGACATAACTACATTCGGTGTTGCAATGGTCGGGCCAGATGTTGTTTCCCGTCTGACTACCGCTGGCGTCTCTAATGCACCAGCATATCTTTTAACTGCAGACTTCTCAGCAGATACCAAAGATTCAAAATCTCTTCCCGGATATAAAGTATCCATTGCAAATTCTTGCCGACTTAAACCACCCAGCCCTTTAGGTACTACCCCCGGAGCCAAGCCCTGCTTTTGCATAAGCTCCATGACCATCTTGTCGGCTGTCGGGCCTAACGTCCTGCCAACAGCTTTAGCCGCAGCAGGAACCTTACCGATCAATGGCAGGGCGTTCAGTGGATCCAGAAAAACTTCAGTAGCCGTTGCTACCTCTGGCCCAAATAAACCTAATGCTTTCTCGCCCATGTACTGAGCAGGCTTACTCAGTGGCTCTAAGAACTTAGCCATGCCCTCAACCTTGTCGCCAGTCTTCTGGTCTGAAGGCAGAGCCATGTATCGCCTCTGCAGATCCTCTGTTGCCTCTGCAGCCATCTTAGGATCGCGTGTACGCGCCAATTCAACCAGACCTGCATATCCAGCAGGTATAGCCGCTCCCAAGCCTGAGAGCATCGTGCCTACCGCCTCAGCCCCGCTCGTATCAAAAGTTCCACGGGGCTTCTTACTGATCGGCCTATAGACTTGCCTCTCCTCTGGCGTAGGCTCAGCCTCACCGCCCACAGCACGCTTGACGGGATGCTTCCACAGAGCCATCCGCATCGCGTCCTGAGATACCTCGCCGCCTTTGGCTTTACGGACGATCCCGCCACGAGCCATCTCAACATCTCCGAGAATGGCAGACTCAGGGATATTATATTCGTGCCAGTCATCTGGCCCAAACTCCTGACGAACGCGATAGCCCGGTTCGCGTGGGGTTCGCATGGTCTTACCCGTCTGTGGATCTTTAATCGCCTTGCCCATGTTGGGGCCGAGTTGCGGATGATCTGATCGCATCGGATCGTTGCCAACCAGTGTGCGATCAAGAATTGTGAATGGTGGATGGTTCTTTTCCGAACTACTCTTAGTGAACACACGCTGACCTTTGTCGTACAGGAAAGGCGTGGACTCGATCATGTCTTGGCGTTCGATAGCCCTCTGTCTGACGAGGTCACCCAATGAAGTGTGGAAGTCTTGCAGCGTGGTCAAGTCCTTTGTGGCAGTCACTGGCCTTGCCATGCCAGCACTTTCTGCCGCTTTGCCAATAATTTGAGCAGCCTTTTTTATAATACCGCCAGCACCTTTGTGATGGACTCTGTTGTTCGACAGAGCCATTCTCATTGCATCCTGAGACACTTCACCACCCTTAGCCTTTTCATTTGCTAGTAGGTCAGGAGCAGCTACACCTAGCGCCGCTGCGGTTGCAGCATCCCTGCGGAACGGATCGAAGGCGGCGAAGCGGGAACGTATTACATCAGGGTCAAAAATAGCAACTTCATTCGGCAATTGAGTTTGAGAGTTTCTTGAAAAGGTTCCGCTATATCCCGCATTTTTTATATTCTCCGTTGCTTTTTTGCTAGATTCGGCGCTACGAATCGCAAGTAAATCGGTAGCATCGTAAAGTTTAGATGCGTCATAACGCAACGGCATTATTCTTTGAACACCACCATCACTAAGTATTTCGGCAATTAGATTTGAGTATCCAGCGTCCTTACTTGGGTCAACGTAAAAGCCTTGTCCTATTGTGCCGTAATCGTTTTTGCCACCGTACACAGGGTCAACTTTTGTAATATCCGCGCCAGTTGCATGAAATCCACTTTCAGGAAACATCACATCAGCCCTTTGCGCTGGCGTGTTGTCAGCAGGCAGACCTAGACCGCCCTTCTTAACAGGCAGTGCTGCACGTTGCTGGGCTAGGCGCAGAGCCTCGGCTTGTGGTGCGGCTATCTTAGGTACTGCACGTTCAACAGCCTTAGCCGCCTTAGCAGCTTTAGCAGCAGCCTGAAGTCCTGAGAGGATTGGGTTAGCCATGTTCACTGCGCATAGGGGTTCCCTCGCGTCGATAGAGTTTCGTCTGCGTAATCGGCATCATCGTACTTATCTTCAGGGTTAATGTCCAGCCATCCCGTATCCTTCAAGAATCGAATAGCTTGTGTCGTCGAGTCTACATAGTCGTCATGCGTGGCATCAGGGAAGCTACACAACTGGCTCAGGAAGCCCTCAGCCCAGTCCTTCACATAGCCCTTCTTATGGCTGGACTCAGGTAGCCAGACCCGCCCTGTCGAGAAGATGGACGCTGTGATCTGCAGTCTCTGCATCTTGTCAGCCCTGCCCGGATTCCACGCTCTAACAGGCAGGCGCATCTGGCGTAACTCCTGAATCAGCGAGATCCCCGCAGCTTTGTCCTCGACCAGCAATAGGTCAGGACGCTTAGCTTCCTTACCCTCACCGTAGCTTACCTTCCACTCCTCCAAGACCTTGGGCTTGAGATGGGGGAAGTCTAGATGCTCAGCCCAGCAATCGATCAGCAAGACCGCCAGAGGCCCATCCAAGGGCTTGAAGATGCCCCATGTCGTCATCGCCGTAGGATCGTTGTGCAGCTTCTCGCTGAAGGCGCAGTCATAGGACTGGATGATGTACTCAAAGCTGGGGAAGGGCTTGTTCGCAGGCCAGAGCTTAAACATATCTCGGCTAACAACTTTACCATCCTCCAGATCAACGATCTCACCTAACACCTCCTGTTGGTACAACTTTGATCCCTTGTACTGCTCTAACTGCCTAGAGAACGTCGAGGACAGGTTATCAATGTTCTCGTAGGTCGAAGCCCTATCGACCACCACATCGTCACCCTCACGGCTTAGGAGGTCGAGGATCAGATCCTTGTTCTTGGGTGTGGTCGTGGCGATGACTCGCGGTCTGTCCCCCAGCCTCAGACCCAGCATCATCATGTCCCAAGCCTCCCCCGCTCCCAAATATTGAAACGCCGCTAACTCGTCTGCCCAGCAATAGTGGAACTGTGGGCCTCTTAAACGCTCGTAGGAGTCGGCAGATATCCCCCTGATCGTCGAGCCGTTGACCAAAGTGATCAGGTGATCCTGCTTGTTGTAGTCCTTGACCAGTGCTGGAGGGATACACGCCAGTAGACCTGACGCGCCCTCCATGCAAGTATGCTTGATGTCGTTGCTTGTCGGCGCTAGAACTAGACATCTGACCCCCGGTTCCTTCCAAGCCCACCACCACAACGCTTCTGCCGCGCACCTAGTCTTACCAGCACCCCGTCCTGCCAGCAGCAGCCATATCGTCCAATCAACCTCAAGCGGGGGCGGGATCTGGTGCTTATGCGCTCTATCGACCCATTCCATCCTTGCAATCCAAGCAACTCGCTCCGTATCGGGCAACGAGTTAAACGCCTCCGCGTCCAATACATCAGTCGCCAGCACGCTTCTTCATTTCCATGTTAGCCAAAATTGCATGGAGTTTCTCGTAAGTCGCGTCCTCTACCTTGATCGGAGCGCCTCCCTCGACGCCCTCAACGCCCAGCCGCTCCCCGTAGACCTTCGGGAGGTACTTAGCTGCCAACCACTTGCGTCCGTCCATCCTGAGCCTGTTCCAAGCGATTGAGCCGCTATCTAGCTTGACGTTCCCGAACTCATCGCATACTTCTAGTGGCTTTTGGTCAATGATCTGGACGATTTGATCAGCGAAGGTATGCGCTCCGTCCTTCCTCGCTTCTTCG